TTTTATTATCCCAATTGTCAACTTGTTCTTTACAGTAGCCAGTTAATTCTTTGCCACCCATTGTTGACCATTTTTCATAATCTAATTTAGCGCCTGCCATCATATTGGCTACGCCTTGTTCTAGTGTATCGGCAGTTTGATTTACGATTGTCATAGTGTTATTGTCCTTTGTTAGTAGTTAATATAGTCATTATAACAGAAACCAACATAATGGCAACCATTATTCCAAACATTATCCAGTTTTCTTGACCTAAACAATGTCCTCCACAGTCTTCTATTGAACCGACTGCCATAATAGCAGCCAGAATTGTTGTTATACTAAAAAATGTATTCATAGTGTTTTCCTTTCTAAATATACATATATTATACCACAATCCAAAGTAGAAAGCAAGCAAAAAATACAAAAAAATGAAGAAAAATTACGCTTTTTTTGCTTTTTTTATTGTTTGTTCGCTTTTTGTTCTGGTTTCTTGCTCAAAAACTGTTGAAAATTGCAAAATAGCGCCTGATTACGAAAAAATCGGCGAATCAGTTATTGAAAATAAAGAAAATATGAGCGAATCAGAGTGGCGAGCAGCGAATCTGAGCTGTGACTTCTAATATAAATAGTATTAAAAGGAAAAAACATGGAATATTGCAAAAATTGTGGTCATCAATGTCATTGTGGCAGTCCTTGTATGAAAGAACATACGGACGGCGATGGAAAAAAGATAGAAATTGAGTGTTGTAAACAATGTAGATGTGATACGCCTATTAATTAAGGAATTTATGGCAAAAATGAGATTATTTAAGTTTTGGAACGCTGATGGCGTTGAAAAAGAAAAAGAAGATATAAGTTTGAAGAAAGCTACTAAATCTGTTCAAGGTGATTTTAAAGATAAAATGATAAGTGTTGAATATATTAGTAAAAAGGGTAAAGAGATGTGTCATTCAATAGTAATACCAATTGGTAGAAAGTTGAGACAATCAATTTTACAGGAACAGAGAAGATTAGCTATGAAGGCTAAGAATGCCAGCCGTTAGTAGAAAAGGCGATACACTTTCTACTGGTCATGCGTGTACAGGTACAACTACTTTAGATACACCTGGACAAGGTACAGTATTTGCAAACAGTATTCTAATTGCAAGAGTAGGCGACCCTACTGTATCACATCCTTTTCCACCTAATCCACCTTGTGCTCCTCATGTTGCAAATGTTAATGTAGGTTCGCCTAATGTATTTGCTGTTGGTATTGCAGTTGCAAGAATAGGTGACAGTACAGACGCAGGCGCTATGACTACTGGTTCTGGTAATGTTTTTGCAAATGGCTAAAAAATTGTTATAAATATTACCGTTATGGCAGTATTCGATTCTCAAATAGTAAATAAAAGTTCAAGAAATTCCAGAACATTCAGAGATATTGACTTGGACTTTGAAAGAAACCCCGTTACAAATGATGTAAATGTGGTAGAAGATATTATAGCTATAAAAAGGTCAGTAAAAAATTTAGTACAAACAAATTTTTACGAAAGACCTTTTCAACCAGAATTAGGTTGTGGTATTAGAGAGTTATTATTTGAAAACTTTACACCCATGACCAGAGTTTTTCTTGAAAGAAAAATACAAGAAGTTATAGTTAATTATGAACCAAGAATTGATTTAACAGCAGTAAATGTTGATGATGACCAAGATGATAATAGATTAGTAGTAGATATTAGTTTCCGTATTATCGGTGTACCAGGTCCACAAATCGTACAAACATTTTTACAGAGGGTAAGATAATAAATGTCAAATAAGTTAGTAGTATCAGATTATGATTTTGACGCAATCAAATTAAATTTAAAATCATTTTTACAAGGACAATCTCAATTTCAAGATTACGATTTTGAAGGTAGTTCTTTAAATATTCTTTTAGATGTTTTATCTTACAATACACACTATTTAGCTTATCTTGCCAATATGGCAACTAATGAAGTTTATCTTGATAGTGCTGATATACGAAACAACATTGTATCATTAGCAAAAATGATTGGTTATACACCATCATCTCCTAGAGCACCAATAGCAAACATTGATATAATATTAAAAAATGCCACAGGTACAAGTGTTACAATGACAAAAGGAACAGTTTTTACAACAACTGTAGATAATACATCATATCAGTATGTAACTAATTCAGATTTTACTACAACACCAGTTGCAGGTGTTTATAAGTTTTCAAGTGTACCAATTTATGAAGGTACTTTAGTTCAATTTAAATATACAAATGATAGTACAGATTCAGACCAAAAATTTATAATACCAAATGATAAAGTTGATACATCAACATTGCAAGTAAGAGTACAAAATAGTAGTGAAGATTCAACTATTGAAACATATGCATTAGCAGGTGGTTATAATAATGTAACTGATACATCAAAAGTTTATTTTATACAAGAAGGCAGAGACGGCAGATACGAAATATATTTTGGTGATGGTACAAATGGTAAATCACTTGTTGACGGAAATATTATTATCATGGATTATATTATTACAAATGTTCAAGCTTCAAACGGTGCAAGTTCATTTGATTTATCAGGCACTATAGGTGGTTTTTCAGATGTTACAATTTCAACAACATCAGCTTCACAAGGTGGTGTTGAAGGCGAAACAAATGATTCAATAAAATTAAATGCGCCTTTACAATATGCAGCTCAAGATAGAGCTGTTACATCAACAGATTATGAAACTTTAGTTAAATCAATTTATCCAAATGCATTATCAGTAAGTGCTTGGGGTGGCGAAGATGATGAGACGCCAAGGTATGGTATTGTAAAAATCGGTATTAAAGCTGCTTCAGGTTCTACATTAACAGAAACCACAAAAGCAGATATAGTTAATAAATTAAAACCATACAATGTTGCTTCAGTTGTACCTCAAATTGTGGATCCAGAAATAACTTCGGTGTTATTAACTTCAACAGTTAAATACAATACATCAGGAACAACAAAATCAAGTGATACTTTAAAATCAGATATTATCAATGCAATATCAACATATAATACAAATACTTTACAGAAATTTGATTCAATATACAGACATTCAAAATTAACAGGTATTATTGACGGTGTTGATAATAGTATTTTATCAAACATCACAACTGTTAAAATAAGAAAAAATTTTATACCAACTATATCATCTTCTACAAAATATGCTATTTACTTTAGAAATGCATTATTTAATCCTCATGCAGGTCATAATAAAGCTGCCGGTGGCATTTTAAGTTCTACAGGTTTTAAAGTAACAGGAAGTGATAATGAAATGTTTTTTGATGATGACGGTAATGGTAATGTAAGAAGATATTTTTTATCATCTGGTATTAGAACATATGCAAACGAAACACAAGGTACTATTAATTATTCAAACGGAGAAATTATACTTAACTCTTTAAATGTTGCCTCAATATCAAATATTAGAGGTGCTACATCTACATTAATTGAAATGACAATAACTCCTTTATCAAATGATGTTGTACCAGTTCGTGACCAAATTGTTGAGATAGATGTATCTAACTCTAACATAACTGTAACAGCAGACACTTTTGTAGGAGGTTCAGCTGACGCTGGTGTGGGCTACACAACAACATCTAGCTATTAATGAGCAATGGCAAAATTTAATGAAAAAATATCAACGATACTTAACAACCAATTACCAGAGTTTGTCGTTGCAGACCATCCTAAATTCGCAGAATTTCTAAAAGTATATTATCAACTTTTAGAATCAGCAGAATTATCTATTATAACCGTTGAAGGCACAGACGGTATTTTACTTCAATCAGAAACAGGTCAAACAAACAATTTAGTTTTAAACTCTAGTCGTAAAGATACAGCAAGAACATTATTAGATTCTGGCGATAAAATACTTTTAGAAGAATCTACTTATGGTAAATTTACTAGAGGCGAAACAGTTATAGGTCAAACTTCAAAAGCAACTGCTATTGTATTAGTAGAAGACATTGAAAACGGTAGATTAATAATATCAGCACAAGATAAATTTATTGATACAGAATTAATTGTTGGTAATAGTTCAGGTGCTCAAGCAAATATTTCTAATTATAGACCTAATCCGGTAAACAATATTTCAGACTTAATTAAATTTAGGGATCCTGATAATGTTATTAATCACTTCTTAACAAATATGAGAAATGAATTTCTGGCAACTTTACCAGAAAATTTAGCTTTAGATATTGATAAAAGAAAATTAATTAAAAATATTAAATCTCTTTATAAGTCAAAAGGTTCAGTTCGTGGCCATGAAATGTTTTTTAGAATATTATTTGGTGAAACTTCAGAAACATTTTATCCTAGAGAACAAATGTTTAAGGCTTCAGATGGACAGTTTGACTCATTAAAAGTATTAAGAGTTATCGCTACAGTAGGTGACGCAACATTATTAATTGGTAGAACAATAACAGGACAAACATCCGGTGCAACTGCTATTATAGAAAACACATCTACATTCCAGATTGGTGCTTCTACAGTAACTCAATTAATTTTAAATGCAGACACTATTCGAGGAAATTTTAATGTAGGTGAAGAAATACAAGGTACTACTTCCGATACAGACGACTATTTTATTAAAGCAAATATTACAGGTATTCCTGGTACTAAAAATATTACAAATGATGGTTCTTTAAATACGATAGCTGATACAATAACTTTAACAGCAGGTGGTGAAGGTGCATTATTTCAAATTGAAGATATAGGACCTGGCAAAATTACAGAAATTATAATTGATAATAAAGGAACAGGTTATGAAATAGGAGATACATTAACATTTAATAATGCCGGTACAAATGGTAAAAATGCTGCTGGTTTTATTAAAATTGTAAACGGCGGTATTGCAGACCAAAATGGTAGTACAGCGTCTGCTACAGGTGTTGAAGATAGAATTGTTTTAGAAGATAATACGGTATCTGGTGATTTATATACAGGTAATGTTATTGTACAAGAAAAATTTACAGATTTACAAACTATAGAAGAAATATTTTTAACAAATGGTGGTGGTCAATATACATCTCTACCAACTGTCGTAGTTAATTCATCAACCGGTTCAGGTGCAATTGTTAAATCATATGGTGATGAAATAGGAAAAATTGTAAAACTAAAAACTGTTGAGTTAGGAAGAGGTTATGAAACGCCACCTACTCCACCAGTTTTAGGTTTCTTTAACAACATGATTGTTACAAATATTATAGGTACATATGTTGTAGGAAACTCTGTTACAGGTGATACTTCAGGTGCAACAGGAACAATTGCAGGTTTTAATACAAATTTAGGTTTGTTAAGAATTAAAAGTGTTACAGGTACTTTTCAATTAGATGAAACCATAACATCAACAACCGGTGGTACATCAAAACTTAAAAAATTAGATATTTCTACAGCAAGTGTAAATGTTGTTTCTGTATCTGATACAGACGGTGCGTTTATTAGTGAAAGAGGTAAACTTTCTGAAACTACTATGAGAGTTCAAGATAGTTTATATTATCAAGATTATTCTTATGTAATTAAAGTTGGTCAATCAATCGCTAGATGGCGAGACGCATTTAAAAAGACTATGCACACAGCAGGTTTTTATTTTACAGGTCAAGTTGATATAGAATCAAGAATAGTAGTGACAGCAAAAGGTCCTGTTAAAGGAGTTACTTCAGGTGTTCTTGATGATCCATTATTGTCTCTAGTAAATACTTTATTTACAACTGTATTTGGTAGAAGATTAGGAACAATAAGTGATGGTACATCTTTAAGACCAAACGCACATGTTGGTGTAAATGTAGATGTAAGTAATGCTTATGTAGATACATTTGCTGCTAATACTAGAGATGTAACAGCTTCAAGAGAAAACATAGCAATTAATTATTTAAGTAGAAGTAGAAATATATTTACAGATACTTTAGGTAATAAAACAGATATTAGAGCTGGTTATGCTTACGGAGGACCAAGATATAGTTCTTTGAATAAATATGCCAATACTGTATTTGGAAATAGTAATATTGGTTCAAATGCAAACTCTTTTGCTAATTTAGAAGCATTAAGAGTAGAGGGTACAAAAACACCTCTTGACGGACAACAAATTCCAATATTCTTATTTACTTCAAGTGATGTATTTGGTAAAATTAAGATGAATTATGCGTTTCCTTGTCAAATAGGAACGAATGCTGATTTATTCAGTAACACATTAACAAGATTTGATAGTAACACAACTAAATTTGATAAAACAACACCATAAAAAACTTATAAATAGTACAAAGAGATAGAGGCAAATGGCAAAACAAGTAATAAGTAGAGGTACTAACGCAAACGACGGAACAGGTGATAATCTCCGAGACGGTGCTAATAAGATAAACCTCAATTTTAGCGAAATATATACAGCTATTGGTAGTGGTACAACAATTGACGGTACTATTAAAATTGCTGATGACTCATCTACAGTAGCAACAATTTCTGCTAATGGCGAAACATTAAAAATTCTAGGTGGTACTGCTATAACTAGTGTGTTATCAGGTAACACATTAACCATTTCTGCTGACGCTTCATCTCTATTGACTGCTACAGGTGCGGCTACTTTAACAAACAAAACAATTAATTTAAGTAACAATAATACACTTTCAGCTACATTTGCTGAAATTAACACAGCAATTTCAGACGCAACTTTAGTTGACACAGCGGCTTCTCAAACACTTACAAATAAAACATTAAGTGCTGATAATAATACTATTTCAGGTATTGCAGCTTCAAGTTTTGTATTGTCAAATGGTTCAGGAAATTTAGATGGTTCTGCTTCAGCAAAAGCAATACCAACAGGTGCAGTTGTAGGTTCAAGTGATACACAAACACTTACAAATAAAACTATTAGTGGTGCAGATAACACAATTACAAATATTCCATCTGCTAATGTTACAGGTGTATTTGATAATACATCTTCAGGTTCAAAAATTAGATTTAACTTTGCCGGTACA